CTGCAGCATGCAACAATGAAGCGCTTCGATTGGCGTGTGAATTTGGACATATGGAAATTGTTCGTTTACTCCTTGCGCTAAGAGGAGTTTATCCAGCTGCAATCAGCAATGAAGCACTTCGGCTTGCATGCCGATACGGACACAGAGACGTGGTTCGTTTGCTCCTTGATTTGCCGTTGGAAAGAGGCGTGGATCCTGCAGCATGCGACAATGAACCACTTCGATTGGCGTGCCGATACGGACACAGAGACGTGGTTCGTTTGCTTCTCGATTTGCCGTTGGAAAGAGGCGTGGATCCCGCGGCGGAAAACAATGATCCACTTCGATTGGCATGCCAATACGGACACAGAGACGTGGTTCGTTTGCTCCTTGATTTGCCGTTGGAAAGAGGCGTGGATCCCGCGGCGGAAAATAATGAACCACTTCGATTGGCAAGCGGACACAGAGACGTGGTTCGTTTGCTCCTTGATTTACCACCGGAAAGAGGCGTGGATCCCGCGGCGGAAAACAATGAAGCACTTCAAAGAATAAATACACAAATTGTTTGTTCGTTAATTCCTTCAGCCAGAAGGGGGTGTATGTGAAAATTCTGTCTGCGCGCGGTTGACGACGCGATTAATATTTTGGCGCAAACATTGGGCAATCGTTAATGGACAAAACGGAAATTGTTCGTTGATCTTTGATTTGCCGTTAGACCGTGGGGAGGCGCAAACGAAAACGAACGTGGGTACACGGAAATTGTTCGTTTGCTCCTTAATTTGCCGGTAGATCATGTATAGTCCCAGACCATGGATCGCCGTCCAATGTATCCAGGCTGGAAGACTGATCTGACAAGCGGGAACAATGGAATTGTATCCGGACATACGGAAATTGTGCATTCGATCGCGGCACCAAAAGAAATCCGTAGCGCAATTACTGCCGCAGCTTTTGCTGTACATCCGCAATCGACCGCAATCGACTCTCTGTCAGCAAACGGCTACTAATGTTCATGCTCTCCAATTCCTGAAGGAATAACTTGCACGCATACGGGATGCGCACTTGACTGAATTCCGTGGTATTGCCGCACGCCTTGCACCGCCACAAATCGGTCGCCGGATTCACAATGCCAATGAGACCACACTCTTTGCACACGTAAATCTGGAAGTTGTCCGATGCCTCCATCATGCGCTCTTTGAGAAGCGACGATGTTCCGTGTGCTGCAAGAACATCGCGCTCCATTTCACCCAGACGGAGTCCACCATCTCGCGCACGACCTTCGGCAGGCTGACGGGTGAGCATGACCAAGGGGCCCGTGCTGCGACTGTTGCCTGTCCATACACCCATGCGACAATTGTGCTGTCGCACATAGAACACGCCACCTGGTACTTCCAAGCAGTGAACTTTACCGTCATACGGTATCCTTACGGGTGCGGGCAGTTCGATTGTTTTGTTCCATCGAATGGTTACGCCATTTTCCACCGGAATTGCCGCACAACCCGCATGCAGTGCCAATCGCTGGATATCATCTGCATATACTCGAGTTGAAATGAAATCCGTTGTCGTCATTGAACGAAGAAGCATGTAACACTGTGCTGCCGATAGTTTCCACACCCATGGGTCAAATTCGCCGCCATCACTAAACGATTTACCAATCCGCCTAAGAAGCTCTTCTGTCACGTCGGGAAAATCCGCCACAGACCATTCAGCACCCGTTTGATACGTGGCACTCGAGACGATGTCGCCGGCTTCCTGGAAATCGAATCCTGCAGCGCCAGCAACCCACATTCGGTGATTTGGCGTTACACGCAGCACTGGATGCGACGAGGGCGACGACGAAACCTCGCACATCGGTCCAGCATAATCGTACACAAATGTGCGCAACGGCTGTGCATACACGAGCTCGCCCTTTTGGAGTGTTGCAACCATGTCTTGGCGGGTAACGGATGCGATGGGCACCCATCCAGAACTTGTTAGAACGTCGTGGTCAGGACTCAAACAGTGAATCTTATCCGCGACCATGTGCTTGAGCCGTTGGTAGTAAATGGGTGTCACAAACACACTGGTCGCAATCTGTTTCCCCGTATATCCGCAATACATGATTTCATTGCTTCCCGGCTCCACACCACGAGCCAACAGCAGCTCTGAAATGCGTTCACGGGTCATATGCGGATTAAACGGTGTTGCGTCACACAGGCTTGCCAATTCACATCCCAATCGCCCCAATAGCGATTCTAAAATGTGCGCAACGGTCATGCGGGACACCAAACAATGCGGATTAATGATGATGTCGGGCACAATTCCTGACGCAGTTTGCGGCATATCTTCCGGTTCCAGAATCATGCCGCATGTACCCTTTTGTCCGTGACGGGACGCGAATTTGTCTCCGATTTCGGGCCGCCGTGCCTCGCGTGTGCGGATTTTCACAAAGGAATACCCTTCACTGTTGCGGCCGCGATAAATTTGGTCAACAAAGCCCTTTTCATTTGCACGCAGCATTTTGCTGTTGTCGCGAAAACGTTTGCCACCCGCGGCTTCAACTGCGAGTGCGGCATCCATTGCCGACATGGACTGGAGCGTTGCAGGGTCGATTCCAGCCTGTGAAGCACCGTCAGCACCCCTCAGTCGAATTGGCGCGACTTTGCCAATCAGAACATCCGTATCCGTCACGTACGTATTTACGGGCACAATTCCGTCTGGGCCAAGTTTGTCATAATTGGCGGTTTTCATGTGGCGCGTGGTTGTCGGATTGGGGCGACAGAACCGCTCCTCTTCACCCGATGCCTGATTCTTTTTCTCTTCGTCCTTGTATGTGCGGTAAAACTCAGAACTAAAGCCTCCACGATCCAGAAACCCGCGATTTATCATAACCGAGTCTTCCTGGTTATAGCCGCCATACGTCATGACTGCAACAATCACATTCATGCCCGTTGGCATCGTCTGCGAATGAAAGAATTTGCTCATAAATGTGGTGACCAACGGTTTGCTCATGTACCACAACATATTGCTCATGGTATCCATGCGTTCTTTGGCATTGTTGGCGAAAACACCCATTGCCTGTTTTCCCATACTACTGTTGTGACTGAAGATGCCACCCGTTGTCACAAACGTGTGATATGGCGACTCAACGGTAATGTCCGAAATCTGTTGATTTGCGGCTGGAACACGCGCAAGAACCGGCACATATTGTGCATCGCCGCTTGTGGGGTAGCATGTATTGGATTCCATTGCCACTGCAAGATAATCGACTTTTGGCCGTAAATCTTGCACAGTGACAAATCCCCGCTGGGTCATCAATAGGTGATTGTCTGTTGCCGTGAGCGTGCGACCCCCCGCTGCATGCACCGTATAAATGTGTCGCGTCGTGTCGCGGACATACTGGTTTATCACACGGGATGTGCCCAATTTTAGCGTCTTGGGGTCAAAGATTTGAACCGTGTCGCCCACACGCACATCTGCGATTTTCTTTTCACTCCCGTCTGCCATACGGACGGCCTCGAAGACTGCAAGACACTGATATGCATTGCGCGGTGCCTGATTGTGTTCAGGCAGTGGAATGTTGGAACCCATTGTTCCGAGCATTAGACACGGATGAATCTCAACATGCGTGTGTTCGTCCGTCAGTTCGCTCGGATACATGGCAATGAAGGCGTTTTCGGATTCCGCGGGGTCCATGTACTCGATGAAACTATTGCCCAGTGGCGTTTTCCAACGGATGACATCACTCCAGTTCATGGATTTGAACTCATTCCCCGCGCGAAGCCATGCAGGCAAATCCGCCGCGAGTTCACGCAATGCGACTGCGTGAATCATGGGCCGCATGAGTCGCCCGCCTTCCGTATTAAACCACAGCTCGCGACGCGAAGGCGAAAACGTGATTCCCGTGTAAATGTGAATGCGACCACATCGTTTTGCTGCGCGAATTTGGGCTACGTTGCGAAACGCTGTTTCAGCGTCTACGACTAGGACACCGATCCATGCACCATTCATGAAGACACGGATTCCCTCGTGAAATTCGGTCATTGTCACATCGCCGACGTTGCGCATTCCCAATTCATCATACAGGTAATTAACGATTGTCGTTGGTGAAAACGGGAGTGTGATTTGCGCAGATACACTCAAATTCTTGACAACACCGACTTGGTGTCCTTCGGGTGTTTCACACGGGCAAATGTACGCAAAGGATGTTGCATGGAGCTTACGGGGTGCTATGAGCTTGCCCGTTTTCTCAATGGGTGTCGAGATGCGTCGAAGATGGCTGATACTCGACAGATAATTGTGACGGCTCAACACCTGGCTGATACCCGATTTGGTGCCCATTTTTCCACCCACGAAATTGCCCGTTGCCATGCACGATTTCATGCCAATCGTAACGTGGGTTGACTTGAGGATTTTGTAAATGTTGCTGGAATTCAGGATTTCCTCGAAATTGCCGCTGGTTCTCCACATTCCGTTGTGAATTTCTTTGCTAATCATGGACTTGATGTCTTTGACAACTTTGGTACTAAACAAGTAGCGAAACAGATTGCCCATCAAGTTGCCTGACAATTCGACTTTTTTGTTGGGATATCCGTCGCGATCGTCGTGCGGGATACGGCCGGTGAAGACGTCGAGAACTTTTAGTGTCATGAATGCAAGATAGGATGCCTTTTCCACGAGTGTCTCGATGCCTCCAATGTGCGGCAAGAATTCTTCGGCCAGAACATTGCGCACAGTTGTAGTACGCGGAGGTCGTTCCGTTTGAACCGTGTTGAGCGTATAGGACTCGTGACTTCCGCCACCACTTCCGAGATTGGCGGCCAACCATGCATGCGCGGCTTCCTGTGTCAATACACCGCTTGCATCTTGAATGCATTCGGTCATGATTTTACTGTAGGCGTTGATGGACGAACCGCAAATGCGCTGACAAATTTCGCCGTCAGAGAGAACGCCCAATGCACGAAACATGATAAACAACGGAATATTGGTTTTGATGCGTGGACACGTGACAATGATGTTTTCAGGATGGATTGCGAGTTTGCTACTTTTCATGATTTTAACGGCCATGGATTTCGGCGCGCCTTCATTGTCCGGTCCAATCGATTTCACCTCAATAACTTCAACTTCTTTACCGCGAACTTTGTTGTTGCGAAAAACGAATGGTTTATTTTCTGCCATTCGTTCCTGGCAGATAATAGCTCGTTCGCCTCCTTGAATGATAAAATATCCTCCGCGGTCTTTGGAACACTCCCCCATTTCCGACGGTGTTTTCTCCGGAATGTCGTTGAAAATGCAGTATTTGCTGCCAACCATTACAGGAATACGGCCGACATGAACATGCGGAATTGTTCGTCGGCGCACAACGGGTTCTTCACCTGGCGCTTTCAATGTGAATGTGGCAAGAATGTCCGTATACACGTAGGCTGAATAGGTCAAATTGCGAAGACGGGCGTCTTGTGGGAACATGGGTGTGACTGCGCCGTTGTCTTCGAACACGGTTGGTTTGCGAATGTTAATATTCGTAAACTCGACGCAAACTTCGACCTCGCGGATTTTATCCGGTGCCACGATGACTTTCTTTTCCGCGTCGATTTTGTCTTCATCGATAGATACGCGAATAGCAGTTCCAGCAGTTCCAGCCGCAGCGCGTGTTGTGCCTTGAAGGGACCTGTCCGGTGTGCCAATGACGCGGATCGGACATGAACTGAGGATTGTTTGTGGGACAACTACGTCCATAAAATGATCCATGGACGCAATTTGGTGCTCGAGAAGGATTTTGCCATCTGCAAAGAGGAGTTCCAGCAAATTCTTGTACTCGAACTCATCAAAGGGGGCAATTTTCGCGGCCTCAAGATCAGCCATTGCACTATGGACATTTAAGATGACCATGCCGTCGTCAACTTTGGTCATCCTCGTGACTATCTTTTCGTTATCTTTAAGTAGATGAGCGACGTTAAAGAAATATCTGTAACATCGACGACAGAAGAGCGACAGCGTAAATCGCGGCGACGCACGAAACGCGATGTCCCTGCGGTGGCTTCCGTGGCTCCTGTGGTGGCTCCTGCGGTGGCTCCTGCTGTGGCTTCTGCGGTGGCTCCTGTTCCTGCAGCGATTCCTGTGGCTCCCGTTGCCCCGGTCATAGTACTTGCACCCCGGAAACCAAAACCAGCAAAACTCGTTCTTGTGCCAAAATCAAAACGCACCCACCACACAACGCGCAAAGCTTTGCCATCATCGTTCCGAGCAACCCGTGTGCGTCTCGTGATTGATAACAGCAGCAAAACGCAAAAACGCCGCCGTCAGGTGTTGGGGCGCATTGACGCAATGACGGACAATCAAGTACGCGCTGCCGCGATTGATGCACAACTTACGGCCCGAGACCGTGTGTCCAAGGTTCCCGTGGGATTGCTGCGTCAGATGCTGCGAGATTTTCAAACAATGAAAGGCGCGCTACTTTAGGGTTGAGGGTCGTCGTCGTCCAACAGCAGTGGGCGTTCAAGTTGTCGTCGGTCATGCCACAGGATTAGAGTCATTATCGAATAAAATACGATAATAATTCCAATGCAAATGAAGCAAACAATCATGAGCGTTTGATAACTCATTGCACACACATTCCGTGTGCAAGAAAAAAGGCCTCAATTTTCTGGCGCGGTCGTTTTGCACATGTAAATACATCATTCATCATCAAATGCTCCCATTTAATACCCGTTTAATCACGAAAGATGAGGCATTTGCATCTGCTGCCGCAAGCGCAGGATTTACATGTGATGTCCAGGATGTTCAAACGGTTGACCGTACAAATACAGCATTCGTTAGCCCTGCAATAGTCTCGGATACATGGATGGAGGGATTGATGCTGCATATATGCGTATGTTTCCAGGCTGTCAACAGGATGTTCAATCGCAAATCCGATCACTTGGCCGTTTGACGCAGTTGGGGCGTCTGCCCGTGGGGTTGTGGATTCCTGTGCAAGGAGAAACAATGCTCATTTCAGCCCCAACTATGTTTCTACCACATGCAGTCAATACAACCCGTAATGCGTATTGGGCTATGTTGGCGATTCTTGTGGCAATGGAACGCATTGTTCACGAAAATCCAGCAATTCAAACGGTCATAATTCCGTCGCTGTGTTGCGGATGGGGTAAAATGGCTCCCGAAGAGGCTGTTCTTCAAATGCGCACAGCCGTTAATGATTTTATTGCTCGGCGATTTCCGCCCGAGACCGAGCAACGCACAGGCTTTGTGTTATTTCCGTCGCGCGATGCTGAACAGCCACCTCATTACGACAATCGAGAAATTGGCATTGATTTGCTTAAACGTTGTTAAATCTGCGGCGACAATCGAGAAATTGGCATTGATTTGCTTAAACGTTGTTAAATCTGCGGCGACAATCGAGAAATTGGCATTGATTTGCGTAAAAGTTGTTAAATCTGCAATGAATTTGGCGTTTTCGTGTGAAATGGTTATGCGAAAGCAATGTGGGAACTCAAATTTCCAAAGGATACTGTAGATATGGCCCAAGCAGAAATTACGTTGGATTTGCATTCAATCGGGGTCGACATTGTACTCACAGACGATCCCGCATCGTATGCATTGTTTATGTCAAGAGACTTAGATGCCGAAGTTCTAAATCATATTGCACCGTGCGATGACAGCGAGCTGCCGTTAGCAGACAAGGGGACAAACGGTGAATTTGTACCCGAGACCGTTGATGAGCGCAGTCGATTTTCAATTTTGGGTGATGTGTTTATTATTGAAAGCCATATCGGACAAGGCGCAAACGGAATCATCGGCAAATGCCGCCATGAGCGCACACGCCAAGAATTAGCTGTAAAACTTATTCACTTGGGTGATCAACCCGCTGCAATAAAGCAACACGCCATTAAGGAAATAGTTATTCAACAATTTCTGTTTGAACAAACGCGATCTGTTGGTAGCTGTGTTCCGCAAATTGTTTTTGTTGGATTAAGTGAAGACACGGAGGATTTGTTTATTGTAATGGACCTTTTACGGGGTGAAAACGTGTGGACGAGCATTCAACACCAAAAAACACTTGAAGCGCAATATTCCGTAATACGGTTTGCATTTTTGCGTTTTGCCGATATTTCCGAAATGCTGTATAAACGTTTCGAATTTATTCACGGTGACATGAAATTTGATAATTTGTTTATTACGGACGAACCACGCATTCTCATGATTGATTTTGGATGCGCATCATTGAAACTGGGAGATGCAGAATATACGAGATTAACGACTCGTCGCGATGTGGCCGGAGTTAGTCACCCGACGCGCGATTTAACAATGCTCGCATTGTGCATCCCAACATTCGTATCCAATAGTTTATTGATGTTTAAACCGTTGCAAAATGCGTTGAATGCGTTGCTGATGAACGCAGTATGTGATACATCGGACCCGTATTGGCGCGGTCAGCTGCACCAACATCCGACGCACATTCCGGATCCCGACACATGGTTTAATCCATTTCCTAAATTTGAGTGGTCAAACTCATACAGACGGTTGATGCAACACAATAACATGAATGCAACACCAGACGCAGTTCGCGTAGCATTTGCGGCAAATCGTCGCGCGTCGACGAAAAAGGCGCGAAAAGGTGGACGGCGGCGTCAAAAATTGACACGGCATCGCTCAAAATCAAACACATTCATAGAACAATGACAACGTTTCTGAATCGGAATGTGCGACGAACAAAACGGGGAACACGGGCATTACGGACATCGACACGGACATTACGGGCATCACGGAACATTGAACTAAAGGCTCTGTCGCATTTACAAGAAGACCCCGCTCTTGTACCCTTACAACTTGCAGATTTCAGGGGTGTAAGTCGTGAATTCCTCATTCACGAATACTGTTCAACTATTTTCAAGCAGCGCGACGTAGAAGACCGTAAGCGACTTGCAACCGCGATTGCTACAGCAACATTAACGCCCGATGTGTATGCGGCATTGAATCACGACTTTGATGCAACCGTTGGACTTCTGGAGGGGTCCGAGCCAATTTCGGACATGTGGCGCGATGGTTTGGCTGCATACTTTGACACACGGGTTTCATCGCCTGACGAGGCACTTGCATTGATGCGATATGTGCTCTTTCTTCGCGCAAATCGCGTCGGATTTACGGACTATTATCTCGGACTGGATCGCGAGCAACGTGAAACGGTGCGCAATGGCTGGAGAATGATGAACGCGCAATTCTTGTAATCGGGCGAATGTCTTTTTTTTGCGTGTTTAAGGCCTGAAAACCACCAGAAACATATGATCTGTAGATCAATATGCATTCAATGGTGAATTCAAAGAGTTACATACATGTCGAATTAATGTCGTCTAAGACACCGATCTGGGACATGCTAAAGAGTTCAAACAGTCGTTGATGCAAGTAATGCATATGGTGCTGTGGCTTGTTCTATTTGCATTTTGGCAAATGCTTGTTGAGCCAATAGCATTTGCCAAAGGTATTTCATCTTTATCTGTAGTAGGAAGACCGATGTCTTTAGCGCACACTTTTTAATGTTTATGCGTTATTCTGCATGTTTTGAAAGCATTTTATGCATTTATGTGACAAAATGTCTAAAATGTTTTAGCCTAAAACATCAT